CGGGCCGTACGGCCCGCGGGCAGTTCTTGAATGAACTGACTGCGGAGTCATGCGGTCCGAGAGCCCTGGCCGCCACCACGCCGGCTCCATCTGCCGTGGCGAATGAGGCGCCACACCTGGGCTATCCCAGAAGCGTGGATCGCCTCACGCACACGACGGAGCCAGCCGGGGGAACGGTCGGAGCCCGGGACTCGCTCCCCATACGGGGAGGGTTCCGGAGCCCCGCCCGGCCCACTCTTAGCGGAGCCTCGCGGCTCCCATTCGGTGGTGGTCGGGTCACGCGGGAGAACCAGAGACATACTGTATAAGGGCCCGATACGGGCCTCCACAGTATGATCTGGGTCGACCGCGTAGACCCGAGGAGGCTCCACTTCTCTCTCGCGAGAGAAGTACTCTATGAGGAACTGATCCACCGCCTCCCGCGGTAGGCCTCCAGGGTTGCTCCCTGGGTAGCCCTCCCTAGGGATGAGGGCGATCACGTCCCTCAGCAAGGATTGCTCCCAGATGCGCAGAGCCCTTGTCCCGATAAGGGATAGGTACGCTGCAAGGGTCCTCGCATCAAGGCTCGGTGGAGCCTTGAGCTTGAACCCTATACCATCTGGGGCAATGAGCCTCCCCACAAACTCACCCAGCCTCCCCGCGAGGGACTTCGGCTCCGAGATTTCCAGCCCCAAAAGGGCGGAAAAGTCTCGGTAGGCCTCCGCCAGCCTCGGGTCAGCGATAACTAGGTCGTCCCCTACAATGCAGTAGGGTGCCGACCTAGGATCGCCTCCTAGCCGAGCCCAGAGGGCCCTGACCACCGCATGGTGGCTAAGGGCAAAGGCGGCGAATGACGGGACAGTCCCGAGGGGCTGCCCACATCGCCACCTTATCACCTCTGAGCGGGCCCCGGGGTAGGCCGTCCGAACCGGGAGCCTCGAAATCCAGCAAAAGAGGTCCACCCACGGTCTGTTCCTATCCGAAGATAGGGACCACAAAACCGTTCGGGTGACCGGAAGGGGGAAGAGGTCGGTCGCCGAACTGAGGTCGAAAGACCACACGGTCTTCCCTAACCTCAACCATTCAGCGACCAACTCCGCTCCCGCTGCCTGGTTGTACGTAAAGTCCTGCGGGATCCTCCTGAGTTGGGAGTACAACTCCCTCGCCCAGGGATCCAACAGGAACTGCAACCAGCGTGGTGGGGCGAAGTAAAACCTCGCCTTCCCGTCCGGTTGAACCCGACAACGCACCGCGCCATGCCCCCTGCCCTGCCCTGGTTCTGGCCGGAAGTCCGGCAGAACTGGGAGCATGGGCCAATAGGTGGGCACGGTCCCGGGTGGGTGCAGGACATGGTCCTGCATGATCCACCAGGCGTCCCTGAACAACTCCTCACCGGTCGGGGTATAATACCCTTTCCCGGTGGTGAGCTTCAGGGATAGCGGGTTGTTGGGGAGAACCTCTCCACGGATTCGAACCTCTGGGAGTACTTGTCGAGGCGAGACACCGAAGTGGGCCCGGAAAGGAAACCGGGATCTCCAATCTTCGGTGTCCACCTCGACTACTCTCCCGGAGGTGAGAGGCACCGTAAGGACGCGAGCCGACCCCACAGCCTTCTCGAACTTCTCCACGTCCTTCCTGGAAGGCACGGACTTCAAACGGCCATAGGCCGTGAGAGCCGTCCTCCAGGCCTGGACAAGCTGGAGAAACTTCTCGAAGGGAGCCGTGGTGGCCACCCTCTCGGCATAACTGAGGTACCGAGAGGACCACCACGGGGGTCTGCGGGGGTTCTCCCCGGCTCGGAGCTTCAGGAGGTACTGGACCAGAGCGCCAACGCGTTCTTTAGTCCAGTCGAAGCCCGAGGCGTGGACCCACCTGCCCACCGCTTTGGCTAGTAATAGCCGATAGCGGTGGGACACCAGTGGGAAGGCGGCC